CGCACAAATGCCTTCGGAGAGCAGTTCCGTTGTGTCAAATGCAACCAATGGAATCGAGCCACCTAGAGGATACCTGTCCACTAAGAAGTCAAAGAAAGGACCACTTAAACAAATTGTTCCGCAGTATGGGACTTTGAAAAATAATTATACCCTCTTGTGGGAAATGCCCAACAACACTGGTTATATAAATATTGTTTCCGTGATGCAAAAGTTTTTTGATCAAGCAATCAGTGGCAACTGGAGTTATAATCCAGAACATTTTCCAGACAAAGAAGTTCCTGTTTCAGCTATGGCACAGGATTGGTTGACAACTTACAAGTATGGTTGGAAGACTAGTTATTATCAAAATACTTATGACATCAAAACAGATGAGGTAGAAGATGATTCTGCTTCACTTGAGAATCTCGTTTCAGAAATTTTAGACACATCGGAGGAAGAGTGTGAATCCTGTTCAATTTAAAATCTCAGAAGGTAAGAAGCCAATGACAGAAGTTAAGGGCATGACAGTTTTTAATACCGAAGAGGTAGATACAAAGAAACAACCAATGTTCTTTGGCAAACCTTTAGGTGTTCAGAGATATGATAATTTTAAATATAACCAATTTGAGAATCTAACTAAACAGCAGTTAGGATATTTCTGGAGACCAGAAGAGGTCTCTCTACAAAAAGATCGTGGTGACTATCAATCACTACGTCCAGAACAAAAGCACATCTATACTTCAAACCTTAAATATCAGATTATGCTTGATTCTGTGCAGGGTCGAGCACCAGGCATGGCATTCTTACCATATTGCTCTTTGCCTGAGTTGGAAGCATGTATGGAGTGTTGGTCTTTTATGGAGATGATTCACTCACGTTCTTACACTTATGTGATTAAGAATGTTTATCCAGATCCCTCAGAAGTATTTGATAAAATTTTGACTGATGATCGTATTCTTGAACGTGCAGCAAGTGTGACTGAATCTTATGATACATTTATTAACTATGCACAGGAATGGGGTCAAGGTCATATGTGGGAAGATGGATGGAAAACATCTCCAACTTCAGTATGGACTCGTAAAGATTTAAAAAGACACTTATACAGGGCAGTAGCTAATGTCAACATTTTGGAAGGTATCCGCTTTTATGTATCTTTCGCTTGTAGTTTTGCTTTTGGTGAGCTTAAACTCATGGAAGGATCTGCGAAAATCATATCACTTATTGCAAGAGATGAGAATCAGCATCTGGCAATAACACAAAACATTATTAACAATTGGAGAAAAGGTGATGATCCTGAGATGACAGAGATTGTCAAGGAAGAGGAGCAATGGACATACAAAATGTTTGATCGTTGTGTAAATGAAGAGAAGGTATGGGCAGAATATTTGTTCAAAGATGGAAGTATGATTGGTTTAAATGATAAACTACTTCATCAGTATGTTGAATGGATTGCAAATAAGAGAATGAAATCAATTGGTTTGAAACCTGTCTATGATATTCCTGCAAGAAACAATCCATTACCTTGGACACAACATTGGATTAGTTCAAAGGGTTTACAAGTTGCTCCACAAGAAACAGAAGTAGAGTCATATATAGTGGGAGGAATCAAACAAGATGTGAAAAAGGACACATTTAGTGGTTTCAAATTATAATACATGATACTATGAATGATAAAGATCTACACGATGAATTAAAGGAGAGGATCAAGGAAGGTCCTGTCCTTTTCACACCTGATGAAGATTGGGTGAATCAGTTGAATGACATTGAGGCAAGTAAAGATGCAATCAGAGATGCCGCTGATAGTTATGATCAAATTATAAATAAACTTAATAATGATGAACAATCTGAAGAATCCATTTAACTTTGTCAAAAATACTCGTCAAAGTTATTCTAGATTTTATCAAAAAACTTTCACTGAAGTACAAGTGCAAATAGAAACTGAAGACCCTGCGTGGATTCCGCTAGATACTTTAGTTGCTATTACAAAAAAGTATGAGTCAGTATGAAAATCCTTGGATATATAATGGTAAAGTTTTTGAAAGTGAATCAATTGGGACTTATTACGGATTCGTTTATCTGATTACAGGTAAGTCCACTGGGAGAAAATACATCGGAAGAAAATATTTTTGGCAGAAAAGAAAACCAAGAACAGGATCGAAGAGAAGAGTTACATCCGAAAGTGATTGGAAAAAATATTACGGCAGTTGTCCAGAGTTAAAAGAAGATATAAAAGAATACGGTAAATTAGATTTTAAAAGAGAAATATTAAGTTTACATGAAACAAAGGGTTTGGTTAATTTTGAGGAGACCAAACAACTATTTCTAAACAATGTATTGAGTGAGTCACTTGACGATGGCATACCTTTATATTATAATAGTAACATTCTAGGACGCTACATGCGAAAGGACTATGGACGATTTCGATCAAACGTTAAAAATATCTTATGATTGGGCTATGAGTCGTATTCAAGCATTGTGCGAAACTGGTGAACTTCATTCAGTGGAGGATGGTTGTGCAATTCATGATGAGTTTGCAGAATGGTTTTACTCTGAAAAAGAAGATGTTGATATTGTTTCACTTGCTTACATAGGAGAAGGAAGTGAATATGTATAATGATGATCAAATGAAACTTAGACAACAAACTTTAGGTATTTTATTGAAGAATTTTGATGACAATCGTGCCATTTATGAGTGTGCAGATGAGTGGATAAGTAAGTTCAAAACTACATCTGGACTTATAAAATATTACAAAACTTATTTTGCTAAATAAGAGTACGTTGCAGTACTTAAAATGGTAGATAAAAAACCAGAGCAAAAGGTTGAGGAAAAACCAAAGTCCGAAGAAAAACCAAAAGGTTTTATTGGTAAATTGAAGGAAAGTATTGATGATCGTGAAGAGCAAATGATGATACTTAGTACATTTGTTCGATTAGGTATTTTAATTTGGAGTGGTGCGATCTTAACATTAGCATACGTGGATTTGCCTGAGGCTTTTAAAATGCCGAAACAAGATCTTGATCCAACTTTCATAGCTTCGGTTTTCACGGGAGTTTTAGCGACATTTGGCGTCCAAACATCTAAGAAGGGTAGTGTTAGTAGTGGTGGTGGTGTGAGTAAAAGTGATATGGAAAAATTAATCGCAGCAGCATCACAAACCGCACCTGCTCAAACAATCAGAATTGAACAGGCACCAGTACAGATAGTTCCTAACTCAACTCCAAAAAAATAATTATAAATTTGTTATATGATTGAAGATTTATCAGGAAAATTTGAACAAAATAAAAATACACCACCAAAGAAATCTATTAATTTAGTTAAATGGTTTTCTTTGGGTTTAGGTGGTGTAATTGGGTTATCCCATATCGGATTAATAGGTATGGTAAGTAAAAAAAGTTATCTACCCATAGTAAATCCACCTGTCGGTCCGTACACATCATATAAAGCAGTTGTTAAAGAAGATGGGTATAGTATAAGTTATAAAGCAAATGATCCAAAGACTATGTTTATCACTAAAGATATTAAGAAAAAAGGTGGTTTCTTAGGATTATCAAATGAGATTGAACAAACAGTAGAAGAATATGTAATGGACGGTGCGACTAATCAAGGTGGTTCTGTTTCAAATCATAGATCATGGATGGATCAATCACCAGGTTTAACTAATGACCAAGCAAAAAGCATTAGTGATGCTCGAAAAAGTGAAGCCTGTATCAAAGCAATTGGATCCGCAGAGGGTACAGGCAGATTGGTTGGGACAAGTGTTGGTGCTAGTGCTGCTCCTGCTCTTGCCAATGTTCCCTTTGTTGGTTGGGTTGCTGCTGGTTGGGTAGCAATGTTTGGTGGTAATCAAGGTGCTGAAATTGGTGGTAACATGGCACAAGATTTGAATAAAAACTGTTAATGAATATTTGGAAAAAGTATAAGGAAGTCTTACACCAAACTTTTCCACTTCATAATGGTGTAGGTAGTGTTTGGGCAGAATGGCATGCAAAAGATACTTGGTTGACTGCCAAGACATACACTACTCCCTATATAATTAAGAGTAGAGAAGTGGAGATCTGGAATGAAAAGTCTTGCATTTACAACAACATCATCTATCCTAAGACAGGCAGTAATCTTCCCTGTTTTGGTATGGATCTTATGGGATTTAATGAGAATCGGGTCATAATAGTATTTGATTTTCAACATCCTGTAGAAAACTATCTGTTCTCTGTGGAAGGTCTTCCAAAGGGTAAGGGGGATTATCGTTTCTTCGAACCAGGTAATCATTTTTCAGAAAACATTTATATTCAATATTGTAAGATTTCTGAAGTTAATGACCATCTTGAAATGTTTACCACTTACTTGACAAAGTATCATGATATGTTACAATTAGAGAAACCAACTGGAACAGATACCAGTTTTTATAAAGACTTTGATACTTACATGACTAAACTTGATCCTGTATCAGGATATCTGACTGGTAAGTTTGGTAAAGAAAAGGCAGAAAGTCTTGTGAATAATTTTTTATTTTGTTTTAAGTAACCATGCCTAGAAAAAAAACTATTTTGCAGAGAGTTGAAGATATTTTAAATGATTTTGCGATGTGGCATAAAAGAATAATTCGCAAAGTTAGAAAATTATTAAATTTAACAGACTATAAGTTACTTTGGTTATCTTTTGGTGAAGGAGTTGTAGTTGGATTTATAATTGCAGTGATGATTTAGGTGTGGGCGTCCACACATTCA